TGTAAGATTTAAGTCAGGTGGTTATAGACAAAATGGTATGTGGAAACCTAAATCTAAATACTTCAGTGAAGTGAGTCCACCACCTGAGTGTCCTTTTCATAATAAAGAAGATGACTCACCTGAAAAACAATTGGAGTTAGATGTATAATGTCGGTTAGATTATTGTTTCCAAATTTTGTATTTCATCGTAATCTTTTATCTGAAGACTTACCTGAGGATAGAAGATTAGAACAAGGTTACCTAGACCAATTGGTTAGAGAAATAAATCAAATGAGATACAAAGACCCTGAGGGTAGAAGATTGTCCAATGCATATACTGGATGGCAATCACATGATGGTTGTGAATCACATCCTGCATTTCAAAAAATAATGAGACAAATTGAAAACACTTTCTATGATGAAGTCTGGCCGTTTCATGGTTTAGAGAAACATATAACTCAATTAAGAATAGGTAATTCATGGGCAAACATCAATGACAGTTATGCATGGAATAGACCTCATTTACATCCTGGCTGTTGGTATTCAGGTGTATTTTATATTCGTGCAGATGGTGATGAAGGATGTTTGTCTTTCATAGACAAAGATGTTAAAGTTGCAAGTGACCATCCAACATGTCCAAGAAACAGATGCTCTTTTGATATAGAACCCCATGATGGTCAACTGTATTTGTTCCCTAGTGGTTTGATGCATATGGTAGAACCAAATCTTACAGACAAAGACCGATATAGTATATCATTTAACATTGATATTATCAATAGACAACATGGAGAAATAAAAGACTACAATGATGATGAATTTGTTTTTACTTTAGACGAAAATGGTAACCCCTTAGTTGGTTAGATAGTCTAAATAATAGTATGGAACTTATAGAATCATCTCATCTTATTTGGAATCTTTTACTCACTATGATACTAGGGCCGTTAGGTTTTCTAGTTCGTAATGTATTATCTGAACAAAAGAGATTAGATATCTTAGTCAATAAAACAAGAGAAGAAGTTGCAAAAGATTATGTAACTAGAGACGAACTTGAAAAAGATATGGAAAGATTATACGAAAAACTTAATCGTATAGATGAGAAATTAGATAGATTGCAATCAAGAACATACTTCCAAGACTAGAAATCATATAAATAGTAATAAACAGGATTTATTACTATGTCAGAACCAAATTCAAATCATCATTAAAAGAATACATTAAAAGAAGACTTGGAGCTCCAGTCTTAGAAATTAATGTAGACGATGACCAATTCGATGACAGAATTGATGAAGCATTACAGTATTTTAGAGAATATCATTATGATGGTTCTATTAGAACATACTTAAAACATCAAATCACTAACGATAAGAGAACTACATTCAAAACGGATGAAACTTTTACTGAGAACACAGCAGGAAGTCATGTCTATACAGATGAACAAGTAAAACATCAAAATAATTATATTGTTTTACCTGAATTTGTTTTGTCTGTTATACAGGTTTTCCCTTTCAATGATAAACATAACCTCAACATGTTTGATCTTAGATATCAATTACGATTAAACGATATCTATGACCTAACTGCAACAAACATATTGTATTACGAGCAAATTCAACAACACATCAATATGTTAGACCAAATTCTTGTGGGTCAAACACCTATACGATACAACACTCATATGAATAGATTATACTTAGATATGGATATTGATAATGTATCTGCAGGAGAATACCTATTGATTGAGTGTTATAGAAAATTAGACCCAACAGATTTCACAGATATCTACAACGATATGTGGTTAAAGAGATATGCAACTGCATTAGTCAAGTATCAATGGGGAGAGAATTTATCCAAGTTCTCAGGTATTGCACTGCCTGGCGGTGTGACACTTGATGCACAACAGATGAAAGATGAGGCAAAAGAAGAGATAACAAGATTGGAAGAAGAATCAAGACTAAACTATGAAATGCCTGTTCTTGATATGATAGGATAATTATGCCAACAAATGTATTTTTTAATCATGCAGTCAACACTGAACAACATCTTTACGAAGATTTAGTTGTTGAGTCTCTTCGTCTTTACGGACACGAAACTTTTTACTTACCAAGAGAGATAGTAGAAGAAGACACCATTTTAGGTGAAGACATTCAGTCTACATTTGGTGATGCATACAGTGTTGAGATGTATATTGAAAATACAGATGGTTTTGAGGGAGAAGGTGACCTCTTTAGTAAGTTTGGTGTCAGAGTAAACGACCAAGTTACCTTTGTGATATCTCTCAGGTCATGGGAGAGATTCATTTCCTTAGATTCAAATCTTGCAACAGGTCTGAGACCAAATGAAGGAGACTTAATATATCTTCCATTATCAGGTGGACTTTTTGAAATCAAATTTGTAGAACACGAAAATCCTTTCTATCAAGTCGGTAAATTATTTGTATTTAAACTCAGATGTGAGTTGTTCGAATATAGTGGTGAAGACTTCGACACAGGTGTATCTAATATTGACTTGGTTGAAGACCAACAAGCTTATTCTATTGAAATGACAATGACAGAAGGTGGAACTGGAACATACTATGTAAATGAAAACATTACACTTAACAGTGCAGTCGTTGGAGAAGTAGTATCATGGGTTCCATCTACTAGAAAACTTACAATCAAAGATAACACTAATACACTTCAGGTTGGTGATACACTTGTCGGTGCAACAAATGGTGCATCATACACAATTGCAACAATTACTGATATAATGACTTTTGCAAATGATGGTAATGCACAGAATAAAGATTTTGAGGATAATGACACAAATTACTTAGACTTTAGTGAAACTAATCCATTCGGAGAACCCTAATGTTTGGAACACATTTTTACAATGAGACCATTAGGAGAGCAGTTTCTATTTTCGGAACACTTTTCAATAATATCAAGGTCAAAAAAACAAAATTAGATGGAACTGTTCTGACTGAACAATTAGTTCCTATATCCTATGGCCCTAAACAAAAATTCTTAGAAAGACTTGCAGAAGAACCTGATTTATCAAGTGGAAATAGAACACAAATCAGTCTTCCTAGAATGGCTTTCCAAATCAGTGGATTTGAATACGATGCAGCCAGACAACAAAACAAATTAATTAGACACAATAAAACAACACTAGAGTCAGGTAACGAACTTAGAAAGTATCAATACAATCCTGCACCTTATAATTTAAATTTTACACTAAGTGTTCTTGCAAAGAACATGAATGATGCACTTCAGATAACTGAACAAATTTTACCTTACTTCCAACCTGAATATACAGTCACTATGAAAATGATTGATGACTTATCAGATGTAAGGGATGTTCCAATTATACTCAACTCAGTGTCAATGGATGACCAATTTGAGGGTTCGTTTGAAGAAAGAAGAGTGATTGAATTCAATTTAGAATTTACAATGAAACTTTACTTCTTCGGGCCAGTCTATAGTGGTGATATCATTACCAATGTTATTGAAAGAGAATATATCAACGACTCAGTATCAGGTCAATTCACAACAACACAAATTAATGAAAGTGGATTAGTGAAAGAAGTTAAACATTATGAACCTGCATTTTCATCAAACAGTAATCAAGCAGTATCTAACTCCACAACAATCAATTTTGATACTGCAATAAATAGTAGTATAAGTGTTGGAGATGAAGTATTCTACACAGGTAATACACCAAATCCAACGATTAGTAGTGTTGCAAGTGATAGATTATCGATAGTTTTATCGTCTGCAGTTACAATAAATGCTGGAACTACCCTCATGTTTGTGGGTTCTGTTCAACCAACAGATTCATTTGTAGTTGCTGAAACAGTGACATTTTATGATGATGGTGCTAAAGAAACATTTAGTGAAACCGATGACAGTTAATTATGCCAAAAAATATAGACAAACAACTGGATGATATTCTAGATATCAGTCAGGACATCAAACAAAAGACCGAAGTAGTCAAACTTCCTGAAAGAGCAGAGAACATTGAGACTGACTACAGATATGCCCGTGAGAACCTCTATAACCTCGTAGAACGAGGTCAAGATGCAATAGATGGTATATTAGACCTTTCTAGAGAAACGGAGTCTCCTAGAGCATATGAGGTTGCAGGACAACTCATCAAAACAGTATCCGATACTGCAGAAAAACTCATTGATATTCAAAAGAAACTAAAAGACTTAGAAAAAGAAAATGAAAGTGTAAAAACTCAACATAATCACTTGTATGTTGGGTCAACTTCTGAATTACAGAAGTTTTTGAAGAAGAATAAAGACAAATAATGGTTCAACCAAAAAACGAAGGGTATTTAGGAAATACTCGTGTAAAACGAGCTGGTATTGATACTCAATACACTAAACAAGAATTAGATGAATACATAAAGTGTTCTCAAAACCCTATTCATTTTATAGAAAATTATACTCAAATTATCTCACTAGACGAAGGTTTAGTCCCATTTAAACTTCGTGGTTATCAACAAGGTTTAATAGAACACTACAACGAAAACAGATTTAATGTTGTTCTTGCAAGTAGACAGAGTGGTAAATCTATAACATCTTGTGCATATCTATTGTGGTATCTACTATTCCATCCTGAAGTTACAGTTGCTATCCTTGCAAACAAAGGTGCAATTGCAAGAGAGATGATAGGAAGAATCGTAACCATGTTAGAGTCTGTTCCATTCTTTTTACAACCTGGCGTAAAGATTTTGAACAAAGGTTCTATAGAATTTGCAAACGATTCAACAGTGGTTGCAGCTGCAACTTCATCAAGTTCTATTAGGGGTCTATCGATTAACTTACTATATCTCGATGAGTTTGCATTTGTTGAAGGTGCAGAAGAGTTCTACACTGCAACATATCCAGTGGTAACCTCAGGTAAAGAATCAAAGGTTATTATTACCTCTACTGCAAATGGTGTAGGTAATATGTTTTATAAAATATACCAAAGTGCAGTTGCAGGACAGTCGGAATACAAACACTTCACTATTAACTGGTATGATGTGCCTGGCCGAGATGAAGAATGGAAGAAAACCACAATTGCAAACACTTCAGAAGCACAATTTGAACAAGAGTATGGTAATTCATTCTTAGGAACAGGGTCGACACTTATCAATGCAGATACACTTCTTGGTCTAAAAGCATGGGAAGGTGAGTATAGAAAAGATTCATTTACTGCATATGAATTACCCAAAGAGAATCATATCTACATTTGCACTGTTGATGTTGCAAAAGGAAGAGGAATGGACTATTCTACATTTTCTATTTTTGATATATCAGTGCAACCTTTTAAACAAGTTGCAACATATCGTGATAGTATGATATCACCTTTACTGTTTCCTGACATCATAAACAAGTATGCAAAACCCTATAATACACCTTTAGTAATCATTGAAAACAATGCAGAAGGTGGAATGGTTGCAACTCAATTGCATTATGACATAGAATACGAGAATGTTTTTGTCCAAGGTATGACAAAAGCAGATGATATTGGGGTCACAATGAACAAAAAGACCAAAAGAATTGGTTGTTCGACATTAAAAGAACTACTAGAAGAGAATCGTCTAGAAGTTATTGACCTAAATACAATACAAGAATTAATGACATTTATCATTAAAGGAAGTAGTTATGAGGCTGATAAAGGGTTTCATGACGATATGATAACAACATTAATATTGTTTAGTTGGTATGTAACCACTGAATATTTTACACATCTTACTGATAAACAAGTAAAAAAACTCCTATATTCTGACCAACAGAAACAGATTATGGACGATATTTTACCTGCAGGGTTCATGCCACAAGACCAAGAAGAGGTGGAAGAAACATTTGTAGATAGAACAGGAACAAGATGGTTCTCAATAAATGACCATTGAGATAAGTAAGATTATAAATAAAACTGTAAACAAAACTTTTTACATTAACAGGAGAAAAGTATGGCATTTCAAGTATCACCAGGCGTTCAAGTCAGAGAAATTGACTTAACAAATGTAGTGCCTGCAGTATCAAGCACAACTGGTGCAATTGCTGGAAAATTTCGATGGGGCCCTGTAAATGAAGTTAGAACAGTATCAGACAGTAAAGGATTGGTAGAAAACTTTTATTCACCATCTTCTAATGAAGCTGAAACTGAGGACTTTTATTCAGCAGAAGCATTCCTAAGATACGGACAAGCTCTTAGAGTTGTTAGAATTAAAACTAACGGATTGTTCTCAGCTAACGCATCAGGTGACGCATCTTCATTGTTAGAGAACTTTGAAGACTACCAATCAGATTACCAAGATGGTTCTTTGAACGGAACTGTTGGTGACTGGATTGCAAAATATGCTGGTGCATTAGGAAACTCATTAAAGGTTTCTGTTTGTGCATCTTCAAGTGCATATTACAATGCAGCAGTTACAACAACAAGTGCAGAAGAAGCTGTAGGACAGACAGTTATATCAGTGACAGATGCAGATGTTTTCACAGTAAGAGACATCGTAACATTTGGTTCAACTGACACAGTAAACAAATATAGAATTACTGCAAAGGATAATACACCAGGCTCAGAGACAATTACAGTCGAAGCATTAGGTCAACCTGCAAACACAGGTTTAGTAGTTGCAGTATCATCAGGTTCTAATATTAACCGATATTGGGAATTCTACAACCTATTCGACAAAGCACCTTCAAAATCAGCATCTGCAACTGCAGCTGGTGGTTCAAATGACGAGTTGCATGTCGTAGTAGTAGACGAAGACGGAGTAATATCAGGAACAGTTAACACAGTTCTAGAAACTTATGGTTTCTTATCAATGGCATCAGATGCTAAAGATTCAGTTGGTAATTCAAATTACTACAAAAATGTAATCAATGGTTCATCAGAGTATATCTATTGGTCAGGACACAACTCATCAACACATACAAGTGCAACATCAGATGTTACACATGCAACATCAGCAAGTAGTGCATTCTCAACACCATCAGCCCCAATCAATTCATCATTAAGTGGTGGTGCAGACGGAAGAAGTCCAACTGCAGGAGAAAAATATGGTGCATGGGATGAACATTTCTCAGATGCAGAGACAGTTGATATTAGTTTCTTAATTTGTGGTTCAACAAGAACTGACAATGGTTCAGGAACAGACCAAGATCTTCTAGTAGACTGGACATCAATAGTTAACCAAGGTATCGCATTATGTGATTCAAGAAAAGATTGTCTTTTTGTTGCATCACCAAGAAAAATTGATGTGATATTTGATGGTTCAAACAGTGGTTCTGCATTAAAAGAAGCAAACTCAGAATCAAACAAATCAGAAAATGTTATTGCAACTGTAAACACTGCAACATCATCATCTTATACAGTCTTTGACTCAGGATGGGTATATCAGTATGACAGATACAATGACAAATACTGTTGGGTGCCTGGCAACGGACACACTGCAGGTATTATGGCAAGGTCAGACCTTCTACAAGACCCATGGTATTCACCAGCAGGGTTCAACAGAGGTCAATACTTAGGAATTACTAAACTTGCATTCCAACCTAAACAAGCATCAAGAGATGACTTGTATCGTGCAAGAGTCAATCCTATAGTAACATTCCCTGGCCAAGGAACAATTCTTTATGGAGACAAAACAGGTCTCACAGTGCCATCTGCATTTGATAGAATCAATGTCAGAAGGTTATTCATAGTTCTCGAGAAAGCAATTGCAACAGCAGCTAAAGCACAACTCTTTGAATTCAACGATGCATTCACTAGAGCACAATTTAGAGCAGCCGTAGAACCTTTCTTAAGAGATGTTAAAAACAGAAGAGGTTTAGTTGACTTCTCAGTTCTTTGTGACGAAACAAACAATACAGATACAGTTATCGATAGAAACGAGTTTGTATGTTCAATCTTCGTGAAACCTGCAAGAAGTATTAACTTTATCACTCTCAACTTTGTCGCTGCTAGAAGTGGTGTCGAGTTTGAGGAAATTTACGGAGCAGTATAAGGGAGTAAAGAATGGCAACTATAGATCAATTTAAAGCACAACTTATCGGTGGTGGCCCAAGGGCAAACCGATTTAAAATCTTTATCCCTAGAGCAGGAAACAGAATCGAGTTCTTAGCAAAAGCAGGTAATATACCTGCAGCTACACTTGGTGTTGTTGAAGTTCAGTGGAGAGGTTCCGTTCTCAAACTTGCTGGAGATAGAACATTTGAAAACTGGACTGTTTCAATCATTAACGACTCAGAATTTTCTGCAAGAAGTGCCTTAGAAGCATGGCAAACAGAAATCCAAGAGTTAGGTGGTGGAAATGGTTCAACTACAACTGACTATTTAATATCAAGAGCATTTGTAGAACAACTCGATAAGTCAGACTCAGTGTTAGCTAGATACGAATTCTTTAACATGTTCCCTATTAACATAGGTGCAATCGAACTCTCACACGAGACAGTAGATGCATTGGAGCAGTTTGATGTTGAATTCGCATTCTCACACTGGGAAAGAGTTATCTAAATTAGTGAGTTTAATACCTTCCAAATGGGGGTATAAATAATATTATGGAAATATTTGGGTTTGAAATAACTCGTAAAAAAGACGAGTTAAGAGACACAGCTGATGTAGGTAAGGTTGCATCATTTGTCCCACCAGTGGACGATGATGGAACCCCAGTTATCCAAACACAGCCAGGTGGATTTATTACTGGTGGTGCATATGGTGCCTACATCGACATGGAAGGTGGTATCAAGAATGAGGCAGAACTCATTCGAAGATATCGTGAAACATCTTTAATTCCTGAGTGTGACTCGGCTATTGAAGATATTGTTAATGAGTGTATCACTTCGGATAGTGCAGATAGGATTGTAACACTTGACCTCAGGGATACCAAACTCTCTGACAGTATCAAGAATAAGATACAAGACGAGTTTGACCACATCTTATCTTTAATGAAGTTCAATCAGAACTCTCATGAAATTTTCCGAAAATGGTATATCGATGGTAGAATCTACTTCCATAAGGTTGTGGATGGTCAAAATACTAAAAGAGGTATTGTTGACCTCAGACCAATTGACCCTCTTAAAATTAAGAAGGTCAGAAATATAGAAAAGGTTAAAGATAAAAAGAACCAAATCGACAGAATTAAAAAGGTCGAAGAGTATTTTATCTTTAACGATAAAGGTTTTGATAAGACTGCTGGACAAGAAGGTGCAACAGTCAAAATTGCACCTGAGGCAGTAACATTTACTACTTCAGGTCTTTTAGACTACACTAAGAATGTAGTCGTAGGTTATCTTCACAAAGCATTGAAGACTGCAAACCAGTTATCAATGATGGAAGATGCACTTGTTATCTATAGGATATCAAGAGCTCCTGAAAGAAGAATATTCTACATTGATGTAGGTAATTTACCTAAATCAAAAGCAGAACAATATCTTTCAGAGGTTATGAACAGGTATAGAAATAAACTTGTTTATAATGCACAGACAGGTGAAATCAAAGATGATAGAAAACACATGTCTATGCTTGAAGACTTCTGGCTCCCTCGTAGGGAAGGTGGAAGAGGAACAGAGATTTCAACTCTGCCAGGCGGACAAAACCTTTCAGAGATTGAAGATATAGAATACTTCAAGAAGAAACTATATCGTGCATTGAATGTTCCTATTTCTAGAATGGAAGCCGACAATGGATTTAACATGGGTCGTGCATCTGAAATTTCTAGAGACGAACTTAAATTTAATAAGTTCACAAACAGACTTCAGAAGAAGTTTGCAAGGGTCTTCACAGACATCCTTAAAACACAATTAGTGTTAAAAGGAGTAGTCAGTGGAGAAGAGTTTGATAAGTTTAAAGATTTTTTACTTTATGACTTTGCAACCGACAACCACTTTACAGAGTTGAAGGAAGCAGAAATACAAAGAGAAAGATTCGATACCTTATCACAGGCATCTGAGTATGTCGGTAAATACTTCTCACACGAGTATGTAAGAAAGTATATACTAAGACAGACTGAGGAAGAAATTAAACTCATCGATGACCAAATCCAACAAGAAAAGGATAGTGGTGGAGACGATGAAGATGAATTTGGGGGATTTTAATAAATGTCAGATACAAGTAGAAAAATTGTTGATGCAATCCACAATGGTGAATTAAACGATGCAAAAGAACTAGTCTTTCATGGTATGAAAGAAAAAGCAGGTCAAGCAGTTGACATGAAAAGAGTAGAAATGCAAGTCGACTGGATGACAGAAACAGAAACAACAACAGACGAAGAGTAATGAAAAGTTTTAACCAGTTAATAGTAGAATTAAACGAAGTTAAATTCAAAGTTCCTGCAGGTTCAAAAGAACTTAAAAGAGACACTATTAAAGCTGGTGGTAAGTCTGTTGAGTTGGTATATGTTCAAAACAAAAAAAGAAAAGTAGAAGTATACATTGACGGAACATCTTTTGGACAAGAATTTAAAGATTTAAAGTCTGCAGAAAAAGAAATGAAAGACATCAGAGGTGTCTTAATGCAGATGTCAGAGGAAGAGTTCACAATGGACGAATTTAAGGAGTTTTTCAATGAAATTAATATCTGAATATAACGACTATAGTGTATCACCTGTAATCGTAGAACAAAACGAAAAGGGTGAGAAAGAATACTTTATTGAAGGTATCTTCATGCAATCACAAATCAAAAACAGAAATGGTCGTGTATATCCAAAGGATGTAATGTTAAAAGAAGTAAACAGATATAGAAAAGACTTCATCGATAACAAAAGAGCTTTCGGAGAGTTAGGACATCCTGAAGGCCCAACAATCAATTTAGACAGAGTGTCTCACTTAATCACTTCATTAGAAGAAGATGGTAACAATTTCGTGGGACGAGCAAAGATTTTATCTACACCAAACGGAATGATAGTAAGAAACTTGATTGACGATGGTGCGAGATTAGGAGTATCTTCAAGAGGACTAGGTTCACTAGAACAAAAAGGAGATGCACAAGTGGTGAAAGGTGACTTCCAACTTGCAACTGCAGCAGATATCGTTGCAGACCCATCAGCACCTGAAGCATTCGTAGAAGGAATATACGAAGGTGTTGAATGGATTTATCAAAATGGTATCTTAAAAGCAGTTGATGCAGAAAAAATGCAGACTTCTTTAAAGACTGCAAAAATGCAACAATTAGAAGAAACTAAACTAAAACTATGGAAAAGGTTCATTGAGAACCTTTAATATATAAATAAAAAAGAGTAAACTCAAACAGGAGAAAAAAATGGCAGAGTTAGAAAATAACCTAGAAGCTACAGAAGAAGTAGTTGCTGAAGCACAGCAACCTGATTCTAAAGCAGAAAAAGGTGACCAAAAACCTGTAAAACAAGGTTCATCCGACGCTGAGAAAATAGAATCAGGGAAAGGTGAAGTCGTCAAACCTGAAGAGAATCCTGTTGACAAAGCTGTAGATTCAGTTCATAAAGCTGAAGACGGAGTTAAACCTGTTAAAGGTGATGCCCAACAAAAAGGAGCATCTGCACCTGAAAAAGGTGGTAAACTTAAGGAAGAAGAGAAAGATTCTAAATCAGACGAAGTTAAAATGTCTAAGATGGAAGCTATCAAGTCAGCAGTCAACAATATGAAAGAAATGACTAAAGAAGAATTAGTCAGTTCATTTAATGGTTTATCTGAAGAAGAAGTTGATGAAGACTTGACAAAGGCAGAGGTCGCAAGAAAAATCGTTGAAACCTTAAAGGGTATGGACGAGGAAGATGTTTTAAAATTTGTTGAATCTTGGGACAAAAAGAAAAAAGACGAAGAAGTCAAAGAAGAAGTCTCAGAAGAAGATACAGTTGATGAAGAAACATCTGCAGAACTTGAATCTTCCCTTGTAGAGATAGAGGTAGAAGACGACCTATCAAAAATCTCAGAAGCATTAGAACTTTCTGAAGAAAATGCAGAAAAAGCAAAAACAATCTTTAAAGCTGCAGTATCTTCAAAAGTTGAAGAAATCAAAGAACAACTTGAGTCACAATACTCAGAAGAATTAAAATCCTCAATTGAAGATGTTAAAAAAGACCTTTCAGAAGCAGTAGACAAGTATTTGTCATATGTTGCTGATGAGTGGACTAAAGAAAACGAACTTGCAATTGAAAGAGGATTGAGATCAGAAATGACTGAAAACTTTATCGAAGGATTAAAAACATTGTTCGTAGAACACTATGTTGATGTTCCTGAAGACAAATACAATGTCATTGATGAACTCGCAAATCGTCTTGATGAGGTAGAACAAAAACTTGACAGTGAAGTAAGTAGAAATATTGACATCACTGAAGAGTTAGATGCCCTCAAAAGACAAAATGTTGTGAGAACATTAGGTGAAGACCTAACAGACTCACAGAGAGAGAAACTCGAATCTCTTGCAAATGGAGTAGATTTTAATGGTGAAGAAGACTTCTCAGAGAAGTTATCAGAAATCAAAGAAGCATACTTTGTTGAAAAGAGTGGAGAGAAAATCGCAGAGGAAACAGTAATTGAAGAAGGAACAGGTTCTTTCGAAGATGAGTCATCATCAGAGAAAATCTTAGACCCTTCAATTGCAAGATATTCCGATGCATTAAGTAAACTAAAACCATTAGGTTAAAATAAAGGAGAATTGTAAAATGTTTCTATCAGAAAATTTACAAGAGAAGTGGCAGCCGATTCTAGAACACTCCGATTTACCAAAAATCGAAGACAACTACAAGAAAGCTGTTACAGCAGTTATCCTAGAGAACCAAGAGAAAGCTCTTAACGAAGATAGAGCAACTCTTGAGGAAGCAGCACCTTTAAACTCTACTGGAGCTGCTATTTCTAACTGGGATCCAATCTTGATCTCATTAGTTAGAAGAGCAATGCCAAATCTCGTTGCATACGACATTTGCGGTGTTCAACCAATGACAGGCCCTACAGGATTAATCTTTGCTATGAAAGCAAGATATAACGATTATCCTTCAGGTTCAAGATTACAAAAAACTGAAGCTATGGGAATTAATGAAGTTGAGTCAGGATACTCAGCATCAGGTGACCCAACAGCTGCAGGCCCATTGAGTGCGTCTAATGCAGACCCTTTCAATGCGTCTTATGCATCTGACACTTCTTCAGGAATGAGCACAGCAAACGCAGAAAAACTTGGTGATGGTTCATCAGCAGGTTATGAAAATTTTGCAGAAATGTCTTTCACAATCGAGAAAGCAACAGTAACAGCAGTTTCAAGAGCACTTAAAGCTGAATACACTCTAGAACTTGCACAAGACCTCAAAGCAATCCATGGTCTTGATGCAGAATCAGAACTTGCTAACATTCTTTCATCTGAAATCCTTGCGGAAATCAATAGAGAAGTAGTAAGAGAAGTTAACAACCAAGCAAAAACTGGCGCAGCTGGAACAGCATCACCTGGCACATTCAACTTAGATGTTGATGCTAACGGAAGATGGTCTGTTGAGAAGTTCAAAGGTTTATTGTTCCAAATTGAAAGAGAATCAAATGTTATCGCTAAAGAATCAAGAAGAGGTAAAGGTAACTTTATCCTTTGTTCTTCAGATGTAGCATCTGCACTTTCAATGGCAGGAGTATTAGATTATGCACCTGCACTTTCAACTAACTTAAATGTTGATGACACAGGCAATACATTTGCTGGTGTTCTTAACGGAAGAGTTAAAGTATTCATCGACCCATACGCTGGTGTCGACTACTTAACAGTTGGATACAGAGGTTCAAATCCTTATGACGCTGGTATGTTCTATTGTCCATATGTTCCACTACAAATGGTGAGAGCAGTTGGTGAGAACACATTCCAACCAAAAATCGGTTTCAAAACTAGATATGGTATGGTTTCAAATCCATTTGTAGGTGCTACACCTTCAAACGGACTTGCAGCAAATGGTTCAAACTTCTACTACAGAAAATTAGCAGTTTCTAACATTCTGTAATTGAACTAAAGTTCATTAAAAGGGTCTCTTTTGAGACCCTTTTTTTTGCACTAAATAATTATAGTATCTTATGATGCAAGGGGGGACTGGTATACCAGTTACCCTCGTTTTTGACAACACACATACACACAGGAGAAAAATATGTCAAACGGAAAATCAGGGTTCGAAATCAGAGCCGACTTACTATCCCTCGCAGAGGGTATCTTAATTAATAACATCGAGAATGAGAGACAGACCATTTATACATGGAATGAAAATCATCCTGAGTCTAAAAAGGAAATCCCCTTAAGGACTTATTCAGCACAAGATGTTATTGATACGGCAAAACAATTCAACGAGTTTGTCAACGAGAAATAACTAAATAGTATTGTGGGGTAGATTTTTCTACCCCATTTAGAGGAAAAATTATGTCAGAATATGCAAAAACAGTGAAAGTATTAGAAGGCCCATGGGAGAAAAGTGCATTCCCTGATGGTGTCGAAACAACTAATGTATTGAGTAGAACTATTACTACAAGATACATTCAAGATGGGCATCTTTGTGAAAAGATTGTTACTAGAGAATATCGTGGTGACGACTATCAAGATACAACATCAACAAAAAGGATTATAAAACTTGACAACAATCAATAAATCTATTCTTAATAAGAATAATTTTAGACTTCTCATAGACAAAATTCCAACAGTGGAATATTATGTTAAGTCTGTTAACATCCCTGGCTTGACCTTCTCAGAAGTTAGTCAACCTGCAGGTATAGGATTGGATGCATTCTTCCCTGGCGATAAAGTCTCTTTTGATACTTTGGATGTTACTTTTTTAGTTGATGAAGATTTAGAAAACTTTAAAGAAGTGTATGATTGGATGGATGCAATCGTTCCAGTATCTAATCCTGAATCATATAAAAACTATACTGATACAGTCTCAACTGAGGTAGGACAATTATCTACAGTGGAAAATGCACTTAATCAATACTCAGATATTACACTTGTATTAAACACTAATAAGAATATTGCAAACAGATTCTTTAGATTTAAAGACTGTTTTCCTATCAACTTAGGTGCATTAGAGTTAGAATCAGGTGCAGATAATGAACCAGTAACTTGTTCGGTTCAATTTAGATTTACATATTACGAAATAAAAACCACTTCATAAATACCTATATTAGTGGTATAATGGTATATTATGACTTTAGATGATATCAAAGAAATGTGGAAAAAGGATTGTGAGATAGACGATATCGAACTTGATAAATCCTCTCTAGAAGTTCCCAAACTCCATGCAAAATACTCAGAATTACTTACTGATAATTCTATTCGTTTAAAGAATCATCAACTCAAATATCACTTATTACTTAAAGAGAAGTGGATGTGGTTTAATGGTAAATTAGACCAAGACACTATTCAAAAGAATGGATGGTCAGACGACCCTTTTGATGGTCTGAAGATTATGAAGAATGATATGAATTACTTCTTTAATGCAGACGAAGACCTACAAAAGATAAATGCACAAATAGAATATTACAAAGAAGTAGATGCATTCCTAAAAAGATGTATGGAAAACATCACTTGGAGACACCAAACAATCAAGAATACGATTGATTGGAGAAAATTTATGGCAGGGTCATAATGGTATTAGATAATTATATGCACATACAACCTTCGTTTTTAACAATAGACGAAGTTAATTTGATACATGATTTTGCAAATCAACAAAATGAAGAAAATGCATCTGTTGGTAATGAAGGTAATCATGGACAAGATGATAGAATTAGAAGGTCACAAGTAAAGTGGTTACAACCACACGAACTACCAAACAATCTAATTGATAAAATAAATCAAGGTATAGACACTGCACACAAAGAGAGTAATTGGAATTGGGAATTACTCCATCAACAAATAATTCAATATACCATATATCATGCAAAGGGAGAACACAATCAAACTGATTCAGGTTTTTACACATGGCATCAAGATGCAGGGCCACCTAGTATTCCATATAGAGAGAATGGAGAAAATTTGATTCGTAAGACATCATGGGTTATCCAATTATCACATCCTGACCAATACGAGGGTGGTGCGTTTCAATGGATAGAACCTACACCTATATTTGATAGACTTCCACAACACAACATTAGTAATGTAGACATGACAAATGCAATCAGAACAATTCCTTTTTCAGGAAAAGAGGTAGGTTCACTATTGGTATTTCCATCTTTCTTACACCATCAAGTTCCTCATATCACTCGTGGAACTAGAGTATCTCTCGTTGGATGGGTGTGTGGGAGAGATTATGTCTAATGAAAGTTTCAGTATCTAAGGTCGATGATGTCTTTATGAAAGTTCATTGTGATGATGGACTTGCAAGAGACTTATTTGATTTCTTTTCCTTTACAGTTCCTAATGCAAAGTTTATGCCTTCTGTTAAAAACAGATTTTGGGATGGTAAGGTCAGACTCTTTTCTATAAAAACAAACAAAGTGTATATTGGATTACTTCCTTATGTAGATGAGTTCTGCAGGGAGAGAGGATATGAGTTTGAAGGTATCGAAGAGGTAATTGGAGAAAAAACTAGACTCACTGATGAGGATGTTGATTACTTTATTAATGGGGATGATTTAATCCCTGGCTTAGGACTTCCTTTCCAACCAAGAGACTATCAAATCGATGCATTCAAAACTGCAGTGCAATATGGTAGACAACTTTTATTATCTCCTACTGCAAGTGGTAAGTCATTAATTATCTACATGTTGTGTAGGTGGTTTGAAGGAGAAATGTCTCTACCTAACTGTAAGACTGTAATTATCGTTCCTACAACTTCTCTCGTTGAACAGATGGCAAAGGACTTTGAAGAGTATGGTTATAACATACCTATCTGTAAAATCTATAGTGGACAAGAAGTGTTTGATGCACCTATTACTATTACTACATGGCAGAGTTTCAGTAAAGCACCTAAAGAGGTCATGCAACAATTTGATGTAGTGATAGGAGACGAAGCACACCTATTCAAAGCAAACACACTCAAAGGTATCTTAGAGAAGATGAAGACCACTGCAATTCGTATAGGAACTACAGGAACACTTGATGGTTCAGAATGTCATAGACTTCAACTCGAAGGATTATTCGGGCCAGTGAAAAAAGTTATATCGTCATACCAACTCATGGAAGAGGGAACCATTGCAAATATTGATATTCAATGTGTCATACTTCGTCATACAAAACAAAAGAAACTGTCTTATCAAGAAGAAATGGACTATCTTGTAAGTAGTGAATTACGAAATCAATTTATAGTAAACTTAGTGTCATCTTTAAAAGGTAATACACTTGTTCTGTTTCAATATGTTGAGAAACACGGAGAAGTATTATACCCTATGTTAGATGGTCGTGTCAAAGGTTTACATTATGTCTATGGTGGAACAGACACCGAAGACAGAGAGAAAGTTAGAGAACTGGTAGAAAAATCTAGAGACAATGTTATTCTTGCATCGTATGGAACATTCTCTACTGGTATAAACATTAAAAGGATAGATAATATAGTGTTTGCAAGTCCTTCCAAATCAAGAATTAGAAATCTACAATCAATCGGTAGAGGATTAAGAAAATCTGAAGATAAAACTAAGATGAGACTGTTCGATATAGCAGACGACTTACAATGTGATAATTATACTCTCAATCACTTGAAAGATCGTATAAATATTTACAATGAGGAACAATTTCCTTATGAAATACAACAGTTTGACTTAAATTAATGACAAGACCTTCAGACCTAACCCCAACAAGATACGAAGTTATCAGACTGACTACAGGTCAGGAAATGGTTGGTATGACAAGAGAATTATCAGACCAAGGTATTGAGATTACTTTACCAATGATATGTCATTTAACTGTTCAACCTTCTCGTAGCACACTTGCAACTTTCTACCCCTATGCACCTTTATCAGGTGATTCTAAAGTTATCCTTCCATGGGATATTGTTGCACATAGAAATCTTCTAAACCCTCAGTTTATAGATTTGTATGATAGTGCAAGTTCTCAGTGGTTGACTATGATTGAGAATGGGAGTATACCTCTCGTAGAAACTCGTCCTGACCAAGTTGCAAAAGACTTTAAATCTATAATGGACAATAAAATAAGAAAGATTGTCGATAGATTAGATGACTATTCTGCAATGGATGATGATGATGCTCTAGATATTGAAGAGGTTATGAAAAAACTTTATGACCCAATCACTGATGAAGAAGAGTTCAGAATGGCTCGTCCACCTAAGGACAAAAAAAAGTTCCATTAATTTTCAAAAACATATACTTTAGGATAAAAAGTTTTATATATACCTGCGTATAATTTATAATTATATTGTATTATTAACACAACTTATATTTGAAATGACTGAATTAGTAAAAAAAATCACCACAGAAATGAAAAACTTTGACGAAGAATCCTTTGTTGATGGTCTTGAGCTTGTAGTATTAGTATTTGTATTCATTACTACAACAATGGCCATTGCACCAATCATCTAATATGGAATTTATAGCAATATCAATTATCTCTATCTTTGTTAGTTGGTTATACTTATCTTATGCACCAATGCACGAAATTCATGATGCACTATTGGTAGAGAATATGTCAAACCAAAAACATAAACATGAGATATCAACATCAGTTACAACTACCACTAAATAAAACAGTGGATACAACTCCTGAACAAGTAAAGGAGTGGGAAGAAACCGATTTCTTTAGGAAAGGAGACTTTAACCCATTATTACTGTTTGTTGTTATTCCATCAATAGTTCAGGTCGTAGTTGTGGGATTGATGTTTGGAGTATTTGCACTTAATCAATATCTCTTTTATTAATATATCCCCCTGACCACATAGTTATCTTATCATACAAATTTTTCTTTTATAAGGGACTTTTTGTAAAAAATTCAAAAAAATAAATACTAAAAAACCCCTTACAAATACAGGGTTTTTACTGTATTATATACACATGACTACTAAAAAACAAAATGAACACTATGTAAATAACAAAGAGTTCACTCAAGCAGTCTCCGAGTTTAATGCAGCTGTTAAACTTGCAGAATCAAAGGGGAAAACCCCACCTAGAATGACTGAATACATTGGGGAGTGTATCTATAAGATTGCAACTCGATTATCCACTCGTCCTAACTTTATCAATTACACTTATCGAGACGAAATGATTTGTGATGCAATCGAGAATTGCATACAGTATATCAATAATTTCGATGCAGAGAAATCCAACAATGCTTTTGCATACATTACACAAATTTGTTACTATGCATTCCTGAGAAGAATACAAAAGGAGAAAAAACAGGTATTCATAAAACAAAAACAAATTGAACAAGCAAGTGTTATGATGGATTCATTTGATACTATCGATGGTGTCTATGACCCTACACTCACCAATACTAATATAGAGTGGATGCAGGAAAACATGAACCCTGTTGATTATCAACCAAGAAAAACTAAACGAACAACAAAGAAAACATCAAAAAATAATTTAGATAACTTTACTGAATGAAGATAGCAATATTGAATGACACTCATTGTGGAGTTCGAGGTGATATGATAGAAATGTCAAATTACCAAGGTCGATTCTATAATGAGATATTTTTTCCATACCTAGATGAACATGATATCAAACATATCATTCACTTAGGTGATTACTTCGATAGAAGAAAGTATATTAACTTTGCATCTATGAAGGCAAACCTCAAACATTTTATCGAACCGATGAATGAGAGAGGAATCACTATGGACTTAATCCTAGGTAATCATGATACTTATTATAAAAATACCAATGAGGTCAATTCACCTGAGTTACTCTTATACAATCAACCCAATGTTAATGTTATATCAGAATGTCAAACTAAAGAGTTTGATGGTTTCAATATTGCAATGGTTCCATGGATTAACTCAGAAAACTATGCAGATTCAGTAGAATACTTATTAGAATGTCAAGCTTCTATTGCAATGGGACACTTTGAGATTGAAGGTGCATTGATGATGCCAGGCATGATGTGTCAACATGGTCTTGACCATTCATACTTAAAAAGATTTGACAAAGTGTTTAGTGGTCATTTCCATCATAAATCAGAAGTAAAAAACATTCGATACCTAGGTTCTCAAATGCAGTTCACTTGGTCAGACTATGGAGACGAAAAGTATTTCCATATCTTTGATACGGATACACAAGATGTATCACCTATTCATAATCCTTTAACAATGTTTGAAAAAGTATTTTATGACGATACAGATGAGACTTTTGAAACAATAACAAATAAAGACTATTCAAATGTTACTGGTAAATTTACAAAAATTATAGTTGTTAATAAAGACAATCCTTATTGGTTTGATTCATTCTTAGACAAAATACATTCTGCAGGGCCATTGCACTTGCAGGTAGTAGATGATAATAAACATATGGATTTCTTTGACGAAGATGATATAGAAGATATCGAAGATACACTTACGATACTAACAAAGTATGTAGAAGGACTTGATATACAAGGAAAGAAAAAACCATTGACAGACCTTATGTCTTCATTGTATCATGAAGCATTGGACGAACATAACTATCTATGATAAATTTTACAAAGGTAAGATGGAAGAACTTACTTTCATCAGGTAATACATTTACTGAAATAGAATTAGACAAACATCAAACCACACTCATACTTGGAGAAAATGGTGCAGGAAAATCTACACTATTGGATGCATTATGTTTTGGTTTATATGGAAAAGGATTTCGTAATCTAAAGAAAGAACTCCTTATCAATTCAATCAATCAAAAAGACCTAGTGGTAGAAGTTGAATTTACCATAGGTAAAAAATCTTACAAAGTAATTCGTGGTGCAAAACCAAATAGGTTTGAGTTGTATGTAAACAAAACACTTGTTAATCAAGATGCAACCATGAAAGACTATCAAGAACACTTGGAGAAGAATGTTCTCAAAATGAGTTATCGTTCTTTTACTCAAGTTGCAATTTTAGGTTCTGCAAACTTTACTCCTTTTATGCAATTAAAAACTGCAGAGAGAAGAAAACTTGTAGAAGACCTATTAGATATTTCTATCTTCTCAACTATGCAAGACTTACTTAAGAAGAGAATATCAAACCATACAGTGGATGTGAGAGAAACAAACCATGAAATTGAACTTTTAGAAGAAAGAATCCATGGACTACATGGACAACTAAATGCTCTTCGTGAAAATCGTGATGCAAAAATCAAACAACATGAAAACACTGTTAATGAAACCCATAATAACATTAACAACCTCATGGAGAGAATAGATGAAAAGACGAAAAATGTGGTGGAGAAAAAATCCACTATCTCGGATAAAGACCCTCAAACGGATAGACTCAAACAAGCTGTTGAACTGGAGAGAAAACTCTCAGAAAATTATGACAAAGCCAGAAAAGAGATTAAGTTTTATGAAACGAATGACGACTGTCCAACATGTAAACAGGGTTTAGACGAGGAACATAAAAAGTCTCACATTGCAGAAAGAGAAAGTAAGTCAAAAGAACTACAAGGTGCAATGGAAAGTATCAGTGAAACGATTGAAGAGGTCAGACATCGTATGGAAGAGATACAGAGTATACAAGACGAGATAGAAACCATACAAAAGGAGATAGGATTATTACAAACTGAAATCCTATCCAACCAAAAATTTGTTAAAAAGATACAGGAAGAAATTGATAATCTAAGAAACGAAGGAAATGGTAATGGTGATGTGCAAGACAAGATTGATGATAGTGAAGAGTCTTTAGAAATACTTCATACAAAGAAAGAAAACCTTGCAGACTTAGGACACTATTATGATATTGCAACGACACTTCTAAGAGACCAAGGTGTTAAACAAAAAATTATCAAACAATATGTTCCAATTATGAACAAGATGATTAACAAGTATCTTGCACAATTAGAATTCTATGTTGGTTTTGAATTGAATGAATCATTTGAGGAAACTATCAAGTCTAGATTTAGGGATGTATTCAAATACGATAACTTCTCACAAGGTGAAAAGATGAGAATCGACTTATCATTACTCTTCACTTGGAGAGCTGTTGCAAGAATGAAGAATTCAGTGAACACTAACTTATTGATATTAGATGAAGTTTTTGATAGTTCACTTGACACTAATGGAACAGACGACTTCCTAAAACTACTCAATAGTCTTACTGAGAAGACCAATGCATTTATCATATCACATAAAGGTGATGCATTGTATGATAAATTCAATGATGTTCTAAGGTTTGAGAAACACAAAAACTTCTCAAGACTGTCTGAATAATATAAATAGTATTATGAAAACTTTTTCACAATTCACTAATCCAGTTTTAGAGGATATCAGATTAGACCTACCTAAAGTTTCATTGACTGAAGGTGGAATGTCTAAAGGTGATTTGTTTAAAAGAAAAAATAAAGTCGGTTTTATAGAGAAGGGAGATAACGAAGAACTCTTAGATGTTGATGGTAATAAACTAACCATTAAAGATAAATCACTATGGGGAGAGGTTGTTGCAAAACTAGAAGTTGCAATGTCAGATGCAGATTTAGATAGAGAATGGACATCAAATGTCAAAAAGAGTCTAGGTGTTGCACTTGGAAATATCGATAAGATTGCAAATGGGTTCTCAACCATGACTGGAAAAGACCCATCAGGTGAAGACTGGGAAGCAGGTATTGCAGTTGGTCTCATGAAACTAAGTGGTAAAAACTTCTTAGACACACCTGAGTGGGAAAGATTTGGAAAGTATTGGGGAGATTGGGAAGACCAAGCAATGAAAACTGCACAAGACTTTATTACCAAATTAAAAATATCTGAACTTTCACAAACTGGTGCAGCCAAAGATGCAAAACTTACCAAAGAATGGAAAGGAACAAACACTACACCTAAGACAGACTTGATGGATAAATCAGGTAAGAAGAGAGTGTCATTGAAAAAAGATGGTGGTTCTCAGTTGATGTCAGGTAAAAAAGACGAAGCAATCTCTACAGTAGAAGCTGCAATGAGAAATTATTCTGCATCTAAAACAGGTCAAAAAAGAATCAATGATGTATTAAACATACTAGAAGAAAAAATGATTACACTTTCACATAAAGGTTCGGTGACTGAACTAGAAGATATGAAAGGTAAAAAGAACATATCACCTGACTTCCAAAAGAAAATAGAAGAACTGGATTTAGGTCATGCATATGCAAAAGAAATTAACAAAAAGATAGATGACTTATTTAAAAACGAGAAAGACATGAAGTCTTTATTCTGTTGGGAAGCTGCAACAGGACATGGTAAGTTTGGTCAAGATACATGGCCAACTGCAAATGTTATTGTAACTTTCTTAGAAGGTGGTGGAATATCAAATGTCCTAAACCTAAAAGACCCAGTCAAAGATGGTTCTAAACTTGCAGCTGGTAACGATTTCTATGTCTCATTTAAATCAAGTGGTAAAAGTTCTCCATATCTTGCATTCAGAAGTAAGAAAACAAAAATGCAACTCAATAATTCTTTTGAACATTCTACACTTGCAGAAATCATTGTCGAAGAAACAATGAGAGAACCATTATTACTCAATGAAGATTTAGAACAATTAGATGAATTCCAAATTCTCAATAAAGTTTGGCAAAAAACTAAAGAGTTTGCAAAGTCAGTTGTTGATAAAGCAAAGAAAATTATCAATGCAATCATAGAGAGAATCAAAGGTGCTTTCAACTGGATTAAAAAACAGGGTAGTAAGATTATGAATGCTATGTTATACTTTTTTGGTATAAGGATAGATAAAGTTAATCTGAAATCAGGTGGTGGGTATCCACTAGATATAGGATTAAAAGATTCAAGTTTTAGAGCAACATAATGTATGAGTTAGTAGAAGAAGCATCAAAGGTATTACGACATCCACCTGACCTTTTTGACTTTGAAAAGGATGGAAATAAAGCAAAAGAAATTGCAGACAAGATGGCAGAAGCAATGGAAAGATTTGGTGGAATCGGTCTATCTGCAAACCAAGTAGGTTTAAATGCAAAAATGTTTGTAATGAAAACGGAAGACCAAGGAATAGTTCCGTTTTTTAACCCTGAAATAACTAAACTTTCACAAGAGACAGACCTAATGAAAGAAGGTTGTTTGTCTTTTCCTGACCTATATCTGATGATTAAAAGACCAAAAGTCTGTGAATTGAAATATCAAGATGTAGAAGGAAATGAAAAAGTTCTCTTATTAGAAGGTCTTGCAGCTCGTTGTGTTCAACATGAGTTAGACCACCTAAATGGTATTTTATTTGTTCAGAGAGCATCTAGATTAAAACTAGAAAGAGCTCTGAAATCAAGACCTAAAGAGAGACAAAAGAGATTAGAATATGAGCAAAGAAGAGCAATTGCAGAACACCTCAAAAGACTTTCTGAAGAAAAAGGTGAATCTAGTGAGTCAACAAGAAGCACTGACACTGATTCAATACCTGAGAGAGAATCCAAATCTGCGTAATGTAGGTGGTAAAGACGATTACTTCGGTATAACTAAAAACCAAGTCCCAAATCGTCAAATCAGAGGTCTTTTAACAAAAATTGAAATAAATTGTATATCCCATATCGCAATGATGTGTGGAGACATTGTATATCCTGAAATGACTCTTATTGCAGAGTGGCCAATAGGTGGTTTTCAAGACCCACATCTTGATACATATGCAGGTCATGAAATCAAAGATTTTGGTGAGAAATGGGCAAAAGAGAATATTAAACCCCATAGAGAATGGACTTGTATCCTTAATCTAAACTCAAATTATAACGATGGAAGGACTTTCTTTCCTGAACATCCTGATTACCCTGAACACGAACCTGAAACAGGAACAGGATTAATATTCAAAGGTATCGATGTCGAACATGGTGTTACACCAGTTAGAAGACATCCTCGATACACTGTTGCCTTGTGGTTCACACAAGATTTCGACAGAGCATTTTACGAATCTACAGTAGAAATATAAAAAAAGTTTTCCCTAGGCATTGACAATAGCTCTCACTTTTTAGTATACTTGTATAGTAGAAAAAAAGGAGTTAATTATGAGTCATCCCAATAACCAAGCACTAGCAGACAGAGCTGTAGATGATGCAGTAGAACTGGTTGCATCATTTAGTGATACAAAAGTAAAACAAATGCTCTTCCTTAACTATGGAGTCAAGGACGGAGACAGAGACGACCTAGTAGAATTCATTGCAAATGATTTCTTCCACGACCTATTACATGCACCAACACCAGTTGGTTGATAGGCCTTGACAATGAGTCTCACTTTTTCGTAGAATATAATTATGACAGAAATTAGAAATCAAAAAGACAACCTTGCAAAATTGATGGCAACAGAGGATTTGACTATTATTCATAAGAAAATCCCTACTGCATATTTTGACATTAAAAACAGGATACTTGCATGTCCTACTCTTAAAAACGATATTTCTCCTTCTCTATATGACTTGTTTATGGGTCATGAAGTAGGACATGCACTTTATACTCCTCTAGAAGGACTACATTCAACTCTTAAAGAGAATAGAACCCTAAAGGGTTACTTGAATGTAATAGAGGATGTGAGAATCGAGAGAAAAATCAAAGACAAATTTGCAGGTCTTAGAAAATCCTTTTATGCAGGTTATAATGACCTTATGGAGAGAGACTTCTTTGGTCTTAAAGGAAGAGACTTACAAACAATTTCACTTATCGATAAAATCAACTTAATATCTAAAGTTGGTTCAAGAGTCACAATCAATCTGACTGAAGAAGAACAAGTCTTCTTAGATGCAGCTTACAAGTGTGAGACTTGGGAAGATGTTGTTCAAGTTGCAACTGCAATTTACGAATGGTCAAAAGAAAACGAAACAAGAAATGATGAAGACGAATCAATCGTCCCTACCTACAAATACGATATTCAAGATGAGGACGATGAAGATTTTGAA